ATTCTTTTCATAATAATACTGATTTCTTTGATGTTTCTTGTATCCAATTCCAATAGTGCCAACTAGCAGTTCCTTCGTTTATTTTTAGGGGTTCTGTGTAAGGTAATGAGTTCATATATTCAGCTTTATAAAATAAACCACTATTAGAATCCGTTACTCCTGCGTTGTGCATAATATTCATCTTAAAGTATTCATACTCTGATGATGTTCCCCAACTAAAATCAAAGTTTGGATGACATTCTGTTTTATATCCTCTTCTCCATCCACCCCATAATACTGCCCACATATCTGCACACCATATTTGTAATGCGTGATGTGTAGGGTCTTCAACTGTTTTCTTTCTGTTTAATTCAGAAATCTCTTTGAACAGATTTTCAGAATCTGATTCAACCCTACTCCAATAGTGAGTATCAATTCCTTTCATTAGGTATTGTGCTCCTATGGCATTCAACTCATTATCTTTAATTAGTAATTCTGGTAAATCCATTATTTTACACATCTCATCTATTACATCTTGTCCTTTTGATTTAATGTAAGAGTGAGCAATATACCAACGTGTATCTGAACCATACCATTTGTTATCAGAAATCATCTCATCCGTAATCCAATCTTGAATTGGTTTAGTGAAGATAATATCTGAATCGTGATAGAATATAGCACTATCCTTTAATTGTGGTTGTGCTATCCAATGTTGTTTTAGGATATTAGGTCTGATTGATGAAATGTAATGTCTAGTCTCTCTCGTATCATCATAGAAAAAGAAACGTGCCGCATAACCATTTGCTAATTTACTCCATTCTTCGGGTATTACTCCATTTTGTTTCCAACATACAATATCCACATTATTGGGATTTACTCCCATTTGGATGAAGTTGTTTAACATTACCTCGCATTGCCAAGCGTAGTAAGTAGTAGCAGGTTGAGCACTTACGAATCGCAGTTCTCTCATATTTAGTGTTGTTTATTATTTAACAACCCTGCTACTACTTTATAGTTAAAATCTACTACTGAATACAGAATAGTTCTGTGATATTTCAGCTGCACTTAAAACTCTATCATATTGTAGATATGCCATTACATAACCATTTAAGTATCCGTTGTTAGGTTGGTCATATCCTATATATGATGTAATAGTTCCTGAATTACTTCTAGTATAAGTATTAGTTGATGTAGCAGCAGAACCATTATTTAAATACATCTTATGTTCATTACTTCCATTTGATGTATATGCGTATGAGTTAAATACCGCAATATCAGATGGAGATATTATATTACCCGCAGGCACATTTGCACCAGCACCTGCCCAAATAATTGCCAATACATTAGTATTACCATCTACGGCATTAGTTAAAATAAATCCATCATTACCTCTAATATTAGGCCATCCACTATAATTGTTTGAACTAGTTCCCCACGATGTAGATGAACCGTTGTGTTTAACAATTGCCATAGTAGTAAACGATGCACTCAAAGCAGTATCAAATTGTAGATATTGAGATGATGAACGAAGGAAACTCATAATACCACCATTTGCAGATGAGTAAGTTGGACCATTTACCAAAGTTCCGTTCATAGCAGAACCACCACTACCTAAGTTAGTTACAGTTGTTCCACTACCTGGATAAGATGAACTATTACCAAAATCAAAGTAAACCTTATATCCACTAACCAATGTAGGACCAGCAGTTGTTGTGGTTGTTGTAGTAGGTGCTACCGTAGTAGTTGATGTAGTAGTAGGAGCAGCAGTTGTAGTTGTAGTAGTTGGATTACAAGTTGCACCCTCTGTTGGGAATGATGCATTTGATATACTAAATGTTCCTTGTCTAGCACATTGATTTCCTGCCGAACCATTTGATACGAAATCACTACCAGGTGTTCCATCACAGTTTGTCCAACTTAAAGAACAAGGAACTCCATACTCATTATCACAAGCCCAACTGTAAATGTAGCAATTTACACCTAATGTTGTAGTTGTAGTTGTAGGTGCAATTGTAGTTGTAGTTGTAGGTGCTTGTGTGGTAGTAGTAGTAGGACCTGATGTAGTTGTAGTAGTAGTTAAACCACCAAAGTTTATAATCACATCATTACCAGCACAACCAGGATGTAAGTTTACTGCTTTAATAAAATTGGCAGTTGAATCAACACTTACAATAACAGATGAACCAACTGTTGGCAACGATACATTGTTACCATCAGGACATAGTGTATAAGTTACACCATCTACTGAATAGTAAATATCGTATAAAGGTCCTGATGTAGAACCTTGTGCAGTAATCGTTATCTTTTTTAGTATCGTAGCCATATTAGTTTAAGGACATCCCGTGAATGATGTTTTTTGTATTGAACCATTGTATCCAGTCGGTGGAGTAGATGCCGATTGTGATGCTCCTGTATAAGTATAATAAACAGGTGTTACACCAGGCAATACATATCTCTGACCCGTTCCTAAATCAGGTGCAATGGCAGTAAATGCATATCCTACATTAGAAGGACACTCACCTAACTCATAATAAGTTGTAAGTGGTGCTGCCGTTGTAGTAGTAGTTGTCGTAGGTGCTACTGTTGTGGTAGTAGTAGTAGATGTAGAAGTCGTTGTAGTTGTGTTACAAGGATTTCCATTATCACCTGTGCTACCATTTTGGAAGAACCAATAAGTAGTTCCATCTGAATAATATCCATCAGGTATAGGAGTAGTTAAACTACTATTTGTATATAAGAAAGTTCCATTGTGAATGGTTGAACCATTTGCAAAAGATGAATAGAATGTAGCTCTATTAAATGCCGCATAATCCGCACATGCAGCAGGACCAGTTCCTAAACCACTCGTGCTATTCAATAAGAAACTATAAAATGCTACTGTTGTCGTTGTTGTAGTAGGAGCAGCAGTTGTAGTTGTTGTAGTTCCACTACCACCATTTGTTGTTGTAGTTGTCGTAGGTGCTACCGTAGTTGTGGTAGTAGTTGGAGCAACTGTTGTTGTAGTTGTAGTTGGGGCAATAGTAGTCGTTGTCGTAGTTGTTGGTGCTACGGTTGTAGTAGTTGTAGTAGGAGCAACTGTTGTTGTAGTAGTTGTCGTAGGTGCTGCCGTTGTTGTAGTTGTATAACCAGGAGTTAAAGTTCCTGATGATGTAAATGTATGATAAGTATAACCACCACTTGTCGTAACAATACCACCACTAAATAAAGGTGTTGTGGAGAAATAACGAACGATTACAATACCACTACCACCACTTCCAGCAGTATATGTAGCATTATAACCACCACCACCACCACCCCCGGTGTTAGGTGTTGCGTTTTGAGCAGAGAAGTTATTAGGTGCTCCTGAGAAGTTTGCACCTTTACCACCACCATCACGTGCTATACCTGCATTATCTCCTGTTCCTGAATAAGAACCTCCACCACCTCCGGCGTATCTATTACCTGTAAACCAAGTAACACCAAATCCACCTTCACCTGCACTATACCCAAATGTTTGGTATCCACCACCTCTACCTGCTGGTGCACCAGCCGCTCCTCCACCACCACCAGAACATTGTGATATTCCATTAAACTGTTTACCATTACCACCTTCTGAACCAAGTGGTGTAGTATTACTTAATCCACCTAATGATATAGATGGGTCAGAACCTGAACCACCACCACCATTTGCACCATCTGCTCCATCACCTGCGTTAGTTCCACCTGCTCCACCACCAGTAGATACAATACTATTGAATGAAGAAGTTTGACCATTAGTTCCAGCTGCACCACCTAAACCTACAACAATTGGATATGATGTAGAAAGTGATAAAGTGATTGAGCCAGAGTTTACTTGACCGGCTCCTCCACCACCTCCACTTAATGCACCACCACCTCCACCACCACCAATGATGATGAAATCACCTTGATTTGGTGCTAACGTAGTAGTTGATGTAGTAGATGTTGTAGACGTTGTAGATGTAGTTGTAGTTGTTGGTGCTACCGTTGTTGTTGTAGTTGGTGCTACCGTTGTTGTTGTAGTTGGTGCTACCGTTGTTGTTGATGTAGTAGATGTAGTTGTAGTTGTGGGTGCAGGTGTTGTCGTAGTCGTTGTAGGAGCTAACGTCGTTGTAGTAGTTGGTGCTAATGTTGTAGTAGATGTAGTTGTAGTTGTTGGAGCAACAGTAGTTGTTGTAGTAGTTGTCCAAGAATCAACACTAATATCAAAATTACAATCTAATACAGGAGGTAATGCTCCTCTTACTGCCTCAGGCAATACAGGTCCTAATAATTGTAAATCACATTCAGAAGTTCTGATGTTGTAATTATTTATTGCTCTTAAATGGTAGTAGTTTCCTCTGAACTCTACTACATCATTTAATTCCATTTTGAAATAATCTGCTAATGGTATAATAGCAGAACAATCCAATAGACGAGTCTTTGGATTATAAAGTAATGAAACATAATCTTCCCAATACTCAGAATACAAAGAGCCAGTTGGTGCTACTCCATAAGCAGCAGTTTCATTGTTGAATAATAGAGAACGAGAGCCAGTATCTGGTGTATTACCACTATAATTGTCAAAGTAAGGGAATACGTTTAATTCTCTTGTTTGAATGGCAGTAGTAGAACCTGAGTTATATCCTTGAATAAAATATGCATCGGTTGTTTTAGTTCCGTTGTAAAAGTATATTCTAGGCAAAACACGAGCAGGACTGTAATTAATACTACTGATGAATGTAGGGATATATATTCTATTATTTGCCATTAGTCTCTTGCGTCTGTTTGTGCTATAAAGTTCAATACTGATGATGATACATCACTTTCAGTTATAGTATAAGTAAAGTTACTTACACTTCCACTATATAGATTAACACTTCCGCTGTCAGTTATCTTTATTAATTGACAAGTTGTGTTCGTAGTTCCGTATGCAACAGATGTAAATACTACATTATTTCCTACTACAACACTTCTATTATTGTATCCTAAAATAGATGGGTCAAATTGGAAATCTGTTGTAACAGGTGATGTTACACCAACTGCCGCAACTGCTACATAATCAGTTTCAACTTGTAAGAATGATTGTGCAGATGCATCAGTTGAACTAATTGTAGATACAATTGCTCCTGCTCTAAATCCTGCTTGCGTTACATTAGAAGAACCAGATGTTCCAGTTCCTGTTAAGTAAACTAATGGAGATGAAGCCATACCCGTCTTAACTTCAAATGTTCCTTGTGAGAAGAAATTATCTGTATCTATGTAGTATGATTTACCGAACTCTCTATTAGCTCCTTTGGCAAATTGTTGTGATACATAATCACCATCTAATGTATCTCCAAAGTTTAACTTATTTACTGCAAGGTTATTTGCAGGAGTTACTGAAATAGGTTTATCTAAATTGATGTATCTATTGAAATCTCTAATCTCACCTCTCTTATACCAAGTATTAAATGTTTCCACAATGAACTCACGAGGTTTAGTTTTGTTTGGATAAATTACCAAATTAAACTTCTTCTGTAATGAGGTTATGAAATCAATTAACTTAATACCAGCAGTTCCGTATGGCATATTCTCAGCTATGTTCATAACTTCACCATCACCACCTTGATTTACTTTGGTTATAGAAAGATATGATGCAACTGAATTGCCTGGATTAAGAACTACTTGTAAGTTAGTAGATGATGGAAGACCTTGCCAATAGATGTTAAACGTATGTTCACCAGCAGGAATAACACCTGATGTAAATTGTTGAGTTAAAGTAAACTTCTGTGTTTTAGTGCTTCCACCATTATATGTTTGAACTTCCGTTAGATAACTGTTTATAATATCTAATGGAACAATTGATTCAACTACTGCTGAATTAGCATCCTTTATAATCAAACTGAATTGAGGCATATTACCAGTAGCTGCTAATGGTTTTACCTCAAACTCTAATTTAATCTCCCCTCTAATCGCTGAATTAAAATCAGTTGTATAAACTAAATTAGAAGCTAAATTATTATTAGGATTAAACTCTATGTTATCCCATCTTAGAGGAACTAATGTAGCAGCACTTGCAGTTACGTTTGTACCACCACTACCAGAAACAGGTGAAATCTTAAATAATCCGTATGTTTCTAAATCTATATTCTCATAGACAGGGTATCTCAATTTGTTATTACAAATCATATACACATTATCCAACCAAGGTTCATTCCAAAATGAACTAGTATAGGTGTATCCATATTCATTGAATATAGCATCCCATACTGCTTTAACTCTAATTGCAGGTTTGTAATCCTGAACAGTTAGAGAACCTGATGGTTCATCTATACCGTAGTTTGTAATAGTTGGGTTATATACGATTTGTTGTCCGTATTCAGCCATTGGATATACAATCGTTCCACTAAACAATTCTCCATTCCAAGATGAAGATATATTATCTAATGATGATGTGTGATTGTATTGTGCTAATGATGAGGTTAAATCAGTTAAAAAGTTTCTGTTTATATCTCTTGCAAATGAAGATACACCACCAAAGATAGTTATCTCATAAGAATCTACAAACTTATTAGCTATTACATTTACTCTATTCAGTTGTAAGTATCCGTTAGCTAAATAGATTCCATTGAAATCAAAGTAGCAAGGAACTTTAACATTCGTTGCAAATAGAAATGGGTTCTCAATTGATATATCATATACATGCTCAAAGAATGCATTGTTTATCTTTGTGCCAGGTATTGTTATCTGACGTGTAAAATCAGATGGTAAAACTCCTAAATCAAATAGACCAGTAACATTGTCTGAAAGCAATATCTCTTCATTATCAAATAAATCCAATTGTTGCCCATTAGCTACTAATCTACCTACGAAACCTTGCGTTGAAATAATCCCCATTATAATATCAGCTTATATGCCTGTCCAAAGTTAAAGTCAAATTGGTATTGGATTAGCTTATCTACAACACCTGTCTTAAATACTATGTTTTGTGATGTGATAGTTAAAGGTCTAACTCTGTTGTTTGCCTCATCATACATCCAATATATTTCATCAGATACTAATAATTGTTTTAGAATATCATTGTAATCTTCTGATATAAAGAATGAGTTTACTGAAATAGCTTGTTTAGAATCAGCAATATAGTTCAACACACCACTATCATAATCGTTATATGATAAAGCAGTTGATTGGAATGTTCCTAATTGTGGTTGATACGTTCTCTTTTCCGTAGAGAAGGATTGACGATTAACCATATAGAAATCAAAATAATCAAATTGTCCAAATCTATTTTTCCATTTAATTCTAACATTAGGATACTTTTGGATACACTCTACTTCATATTTGATTGGAGTTCCAATAGCAAACTCTGATGTTCTAGCTTGAACATAGAAATAATCAAATGAACCACTCAATGGGAAACCACTTTGTGCTGGTCCTATTGGGTATTGTTGGATTTGTTGTGATGAAGAAGCAGAACCTGAAAGGATATAATCAGCAGTTCCTAAATTAGATGTGTATCTTATTCTTGTAGGAATATCAGTTCCAACATCACCTACATACACACCTGCAATACCCGTATCCGTTGTGAATACAGATTGAGTTGCAGGTCCATCGGTAAGTAAAGGCCAATGTGGTGTTAAATCGTAGATAGGGTCTCCAATTGCTTCTTGGAATATTTGATAACCATCTAATGCTTTATACACTTTTGATTTGGTATGAGAACCAGTTACATAAGTGTTAGAAGAACCTGATAGGTATTGGTAATAGAAATCACAAGCAAAGTACATCACATTAGATGTATTCTGAATAGCTAAATCTGTAAGAGTAGAATTGATAATTCTGTTTAAGTCAAAAATACCATACAAAGATGTGTTTGGATATTTTGCTAATGTATAATCAACTGCACCTGAATCAGATACAGAACCTGTCCAATAATACAGGTCAGCCATATATTGAAATCCACTATTGGTTATTACTGAACCAGTTGAATACACCGAAAATACAATCGGTGATTGTGCTAGTGAAGCCGTTGCCGGAGTTTGTGATATTATTACAGACATCTAATACTTTTGTTTATTGTAATAACCACCGAATTACAAAAAGTATTTGATACTATATGGTTTGATTGAATGGTGAAAAGATAACGGTCATTCTTTTTTGAACTTCTGCTCTTACTTCTTCTACTTTACCATTCTCATATTCAGCAATACTTCTCTTCAAATCAGATGAGTTTGCAGCTATTTGAGCAAATGGACGTGGTGGCATACGACGAGTTCCTTTCTCCACATAAGTTCCATACTTTGCTCCTGGCGGTGCATAATTTAGTGTAAGGAAGGATTTACCTTTCTGTTGAAATGCCATCCTCTGTGGTGTGTTAAATGAACCCACAGTTCGGTATAAGTTACCTGTTAGGTATGGTGGTTTCTTCCAACCAGGGTATCCACCTCTGATTAGCTTTTGAGTTATGGTTACATAATCCTTAGCTACATCTGCAAGAGTTTTCATTATGGATATAAATCAAACAAACATCTATTTCTAGCGTTGTGAGTTGTAAGTGTAAATGTTGCTGCCCATCCTGCTAAACCATTGTTAAATCTATCCGCAAATGGTTCTAAACTTATGCTAGAATTGATTTGGAATGCTTCAACAGAGTATTGTGTAAACGAAAGTAAATCGTTCATTATACTCAAAGTATTGGCGTGTATATCTACCGTATCATCTACATCATAAAACGGAACTATCTGTGCATTAGTTCTATCATCTGATTCATTATTCTTATTCTTTACTTTGTCAGCAACAATAAGCAAGATTCTATAATCAGTTGAAGATGGTTGAAAATCAGCACCTACAATCTGTATATTACCTATTGGGTAAAATGGAAATTGTATATCATCTACATCAGGGATAGGTCCTTGTGAAACCTGTGTGATAGACGGGTGATTATTCATAATAGTTCTGAAATAATCCAAAACATTATAGTATAATGAATAATTGGTGCCGGTATTATTTACTAAAAAGCTCATATATTACAATTGAATACCACCGAAATACTGATTCGTTTGGTCTGGATAGATTTGAGTTTGATTTCCAACTGATTGTAGGTATTGAGGTATTTGGTTTGCATAAGCAATCAAATAGTTTTGTAATCTCAATGCGTAGTAATCAGCATTTGTTTGTGCAGTTGAACGCAAATAATCTATTTCAGATTTAGCAGGTGCAGTTCCTTGTTCAGATTGTTGTTTAACTGCTCCGTTAGATTTGAATTGAATAGATGAGAATGGTAAATACTCAACTGCCGTATACCAGTTTAGGGTATTCTTTATATGGTCATCTAATAAGTCTTGGTAATATACAGATAAGTTACCAGTAGTTCCTGCTAATATCTGTGCTTGTAGATACCCAAACAATACCGTTCCTAATAGGTTCTTCAAATACTTATCTTGTGCCGTTCTTACGAAGGGCAATAAAGCATCGGCATCAATAGCACCTTGTAATGGAGTATTCTTGATAATGTCATTTCTAGTGATGAATAAAGCGTAAGCCATAATTAGTCGTTATATGTTTCGTATTCTTGCTCAAAAAATGCTTGTGATTGTCTCACAAAGCGGGGTTCTGCATCCTGTGATGTTTGGTCATCAGGTTGGTCTGTTGTAGCAGGGTTCTCTAACTCTTTGTTAGTTTCATCTGCTACTTGTCCAATAGTTTTATCAGTATCTTCTGCTTGTTGTGCTAAGATAGCTAATGGTGTTAATTGGTCAAAGTATAATTGTGTATCATCATATCCACCCTCTGTTAAAGCCATATCTAATGAGTTTAAGATAAGGTTTTGGAATGGAGATATTGTCATAGTTTGCATAATAGAAAACGCCGTCATCATCTCCTCTGATTGAGAACTAAAACCATTGTTAGCAGTTCTGATACCAAATAATAATGGTGAGGTAACTCTATGAGCAACCAATATTCTATCTTGCGTATATTCTGCCACATACTGATACTTTTCGTGTAGGTTATCTATGTTGATAATATCAATAGTAGGTTTAGTTAAAGGGTCATCATTAAATGATAACATAAATCTACCTGCATTATCAGTTCCTGTAAACTTAGCTTGGATTAAATCCTCAATAGTTTCTCTCTCCTCAGGAGCAGGAACACCATTGTTAAAGTTTATCATTACTGCCGGTAAAAAACCATTAGTAATGTTATTTAAGTGTAAGTTTGAAATCTCACCCTCTGCTATTGAATACTGCATTGCAGATACCCAATCAGGTAAGGAGTAGTAGTATAGACCTGGGAAATAATTTTTAATGTAAAGTATTTCCATCTTTTCATTAGATGTTCCAAATGCAGGGATTTTCTTTTTGTTCTTTACTGCTCTTTGGTCTTGCCAATCGTGGCAGTAGTAATAGTTTTCTATTCTTGGATTACCGTATAGTTTCTCAGCTCTTAAATACTGAACTGGCACATGGTAGAACTTTATTACCTTTGTGTGGTCATCATTCCAATATACCTGATAAGCAGCATTACCATATAGTTTTAAATCAAATGCTACTCTTTTCGTCTCCTCCTGTGGGATTAACTTTTGTAAGATGGTATCAAACCCTTCTTGTTTAGAATATAATCCCTTACCGTAGATTAAATCAGCTATACCCTCTACACAAGCAGATGTTGTTGTAGATACATTCCAAGCAGTTGTTACTGCTTCAAAGAAATCATCTTGCCCATATACTCCAAAAGGAACATACTGATAACGTGTTTTAGTATCCTCCGATATGATTGGGAGTTGGTTTGTATTTACATTTACTACTGCAAACTTCTGTGCTTGTTTCATATTAGTCAATTATAACATACTTGTTTTCCGAAGCATGTGAGATGTATTGTGTATTTTGAGTTTCGTAATCTGATTTTGGTATATCCAAAGATGATGATTTATAAACCTGAATAGAACCATGCCATATGGATGAACTACCATTATATATTACTGCTCTGTATTCAGAACCAATAATTGAACCACTAATAGAAGCAGTAAATCCTAACATACTTTCGTATCCATCATAAGTGATACCAGATAGAGATGCCGTTAGATTATTCAATCCATACATATCCTGCAAACTCATAGTAAATGAGTTAGAAGCAGTTGGTTCTGTTCTAAGAGTGTAATGATTACTTTGTGATATGTGATATGCTATCATTAGCTAGTATTTAGTTCATATTATCTCTATAATAACATCACATATCTGATTTATCATCAAATAAAAAGACCTCCAAACCGAAGTCAGGAGGTCTTTATTAAATCTATGTAATATACTGAATTAGTTATACACAATAGTTGGTTGAGCAGATAATCCAGCGAATGGATTAGATGTAGTTGAACCCGATAAGAATGCTGCCGGTAATTGTTCCATACCTTGGAATGTTACAGAATATCCGTATAAATCACCTAATGCTGCACCTGTTTGGATAGTTCCAGCGGTCACGTCAGCTCCTAAATGTTCTCCAACTAACAATGCATCTCCGTTGTTTGTCCATACTACGATTTGTGGTCTAGCATAAGCCATCAACTTCAATTGAGTTGTCATCTCGTTTGTTAATTTCTTTAAGTTCAACACTAATTCTTGTGAGAAGAATGTTGTTCCGTTGTCACGAGATGTATTTACTGTTTCAGTATATGCACTAGAACCCTTCAACTGGTAGTAATATACCGTTGAACCCGATGGTAAAGCGGTAACCTCACCATTTGCATTCTTTGTGAAAGAGCCAGTTGTGTAGTTAATGAAATAAGCACCTTGAAGGCCACCTATTGATTCCTTACATACTTCCTGACGTCCTTGCGATAATAAACAAGCCATATCTGTTATATTTTAATTGTTAGTAAATAAAGGGGTAGGTAATTCCTACCCCCATATTGGTTTTATTAGTAAGCTCCGTAGTAAACGATGTCTTGACCGATACCAAATGTAGTTCCACCTGTGTATCTCATGATTACACGATAGTTTTGTGAACCATCAATGTTAGCCATGTCTAATACTCTAACCTCATTGTAATCTGATAATAAACCAGTTCCAAAGTGTAAGTTAGATTTTTGTGCTGCTACGATTGTAGATGGAGCCATACCTGGGCAAAGAACGATTTCAATACCATTGAAGTTGAAAGGTTTTTCACCTACGTTCATTTGGTTATTCCATCCGTTTGCACCTACTGCACCACCTGCTAATGCTTGTTGGTAAGCTTTTGCTACGTTTGTAGAAGCGTAGATTAAAAGGTCTTCCTTACCATATACTGTATCAGGAATAGTATTTACAACAGAGTTTAACTTGTCTAATACGTTTGCTGATGTTACAGAGCCAGAGATTACGATTGAACCACTCTTAGCTGCTAATACTGCCGTTGCACCACCTGCTGCGATTGAAGCAGAGAATGCTGGTAAGAATCCACCGAATTGTCCGTTAGCTGATGCAGAACCTGTCCAAATAGATTGTTCAGTTGCTTGTGCTACGATACCTCCAACATAAGAGATTAAATAATCGTTGAAGTTCTTAGGGATTTCATCAAATGCTGAATATCCTAATTGTAATGCTTCCCAAGACTCTACGAATTGTTGTTTACACAATTGTAAGTTAACTTGAAGTTCTTTTGGTTGTAAGATAGCTTCTGTTAAAGCTACTGAACCAGATGTTACGAAATCACAAGATGCATCTTGAACGATTCCATCAACTGCAATCTTTTGGATTACTTCTTTATACTTCACATTCGGGTGAATAGTGATGTATTTGTTATCCAAAGTTTTAGCAGATAATAAAGCTGCTGCAATATACTGACCAGCAAACTCACCTGCGTATGTAGATGTGATTTGTGGTTGTGTTGCAAAGTTTTGTTTTGCTTTCATTTTGTTTTTGTTAAATGAGTTAATAATTTATTTGTATAATTTAGATAAGAATGAACCTTGTGGTGAAGCCACTTTCTTACCGAAATTGTTTGCCGGTGAGTGTAAGTGCTCAGAAGACATTTTAACGTCTAATGGTGCTCCATCTAATTTAGGTAATTCTTCTTCATCTTCTTTTGCCATAGCTACTGATTCATCATCAATTGCTGGTTCTTCTTCATCAATAGCTTCTTCATCTACTGGTGATTCTTCACCCAATTTGATTTTCATTTCTGTAAGAGCTTTCTCTAATTCATCAATTCTATATCCTAATGAAATTAAAGGGTCATTCTTTTCAGCTGATTCATCATCTTCTCCTAATGAGTTTCTTGGGTCTTCATCCGTTGTGTTTGGTAGTGGATGTGCTTCTTCAATTGTAGCATCTGCCATCTTTACTTCTTCGGCTTCTTTATCTACAACTTCTTCATCTACCTTTTCTAATTCAGGGTTAGCTTCTTCAACATTCTCTCTGCTAGTGATGATACCATCCTTAGTTTCAATTCTGATGATTACTTCTCTACCTTCTGAGTCTTTCAAAGCAATTTCATGTTCTCCATCAGGTGCAGGAGTTTTAGCTCCATCTTCTGATACAACATCTACTGATTCACCTAAATCAAATGTTGGAGATTGTAAGATTGTTCCGTCTTTTGTTTGGGCATCTGTAAATGCAACTTCCAAAGAAAGAAGAGTCATTATCTTGCCTAATACTGATTTTGAGTTCATATTAAATAAAGTTTGTTTCTATTATTACATAATAACAATAGAGGTTTGAAAAATAGTTATTTTATTGAGGATTTATTACTTCCTCTATTGTAGATAAGGTAAAATCTTTATCAACAGGAATTAATGTATATTCTATTCCTGCTTCTATTAAAGCAGGTTCATTCCATAATTCCAAATGATATTCAGTTTCGTTTTTAATTACTTGTATAAAAGGCATAATTTTATTTGTTAAAATCTAGGTGAGAAGAATGCATAGTTCTGTGCAATTTCAGCAGATGATAGCACTCTATCATATTGTAAATACGCCATAACCTTACCATTTAGATAACCATTATTTGGTTGGTCATATCCTATGTAAGATGTAATTGTTCCAGAATTACCACGAGATAAAGATGCAGTTGAGTTAGCAGCCGTTCCATTATCTACATACATATTATGGTCATTTGTACCATTAGATGTATAAGCATACGAATGGAAGATACTAATATCAGTAGGGTAAACAAAGTTACCAGATGGAACTGATGCTCCACCACCTGACCATATAATAGCAAGAACTTGTGTATTACCATCTATATTACCTGTTATGATAATACCGTCATTTCCTCTGATATTTGGAAATCCATTATAATCACTTCCGGCAGTACCCCAACTTGTTCCACTTCCATCGTGCTTTACAATACACATAGTAGTGAATGCAGCAGTTACAGATGTACTGAATTGTAGGTATTGTGAAGATGATTTAACAAATGTTATTACACCTCCATTAGAAGAACTAAATGTTGGAGAGTTTACTAATGTACCATTCATACCACTACCACCACTACCTAAATTGGTTACAGTTGTTCCACTACCAGGATAAGAAGATGAATTACCAAAGTCAAAATAAACTTTGTATCCACTTACTAAACTAGCTCCGGCAGTTGTAGTTGTTGTAGTAGTTGTAGCATTAGTCCAAATTAGGTTACTACCTTTGTATATTTGAGATACTTGTGTAGAACCTAACTTGGCATTTGATATTCCTAAACTACCTAATTTTATTGAACTCATATTATATTACGATATATAATGTTGTTGCTACTGGTGTTATTGCTGCATATTCACTTGCAGTTAAAGTTACGATATTCTGAACTGCTGATTGTGATGATGATACAGGTGTAATGTTGTTTATAGCTTGTCCATTGTATGAACCAGATTGAACACCAATAGAACCCGTTACACTTAATGAGCCTGTTATCTGTGTATTTTTAGCAAATCTAACTAAATTACCATAAGATTGGAATATGTTATTATCCCCATTGTTTCCAGTTCCACCACCATATAATCCAAATGATGGTTGAGAACCAAATGAACTATATGTAGAGATATACATACCTGCACTCCATTGTCCACCACCATCTGTATCTATTCCAATTGAATTGAATAAGTTACCAGGATATGTTGCTAATGAAGATGATACCGTTAAACTATTGTATTGAGATGTATCGTTTCCAAATATAGCTCCTCCATTAGTTAATAAAGAACCACTAATAGTTTGGTCTCCTACAAAGATATTAGAACCCGTAGTTGCAAATGAACCTGTTTGAGATGATACTACAACCTTTGAACCATTTACATTTATTGAACTAGCACTAATGTATCCTGATGCAGTTATATTAGGAACTAATAATAAATCCTGATTTGGATTATATTTCAAACCACCATCTACATATATGTTTTCCTTACCTGTTGTAGTATCTGTAAATGTTACAAAGTGTTGTAAGTTTTGTGTTGATATGGAAGTAGATACTGCTAATGCAACCGATGCACTTGCCACACTCAATGATGCCGTTTGTGCAGATGTTACAACATTAGAACCATTCAATGTTAGTGAAGATGAAACTGCTAATGAGCCTGATACTGTTACATTACCATTGAATATAGTATTTGGTTTCCAAAATTGTAAGTTAGTATTAGATGAGTTAGCAGTAAGGATGGTATTATCACCACCTATTGATTGTCCACCACCAATCCAGAATGTAGCAGCTCCTCCATCTTTTGGATTGTATGAGTTGATACCTACACCAAATATACCATTACCATTATTATCTACACCTTGGAATGCTGAATAAATATTAGCAGGGTCTCCATCAATTACTAATTGTGCATTACTATATTGAGAACCACTACCTTCTACATTACCTTGAATAGATAAAGCATCTCCAATTACATTTACACGACCTAATACATTTTGATTTCCGTTGAATGTGTTTGAACCAGTAGTTGCAAAGATACCATAAGCTAATACTTGTGCCGAACCTGATACAGTTCCTGCTGGTACACTACTACCACTTGCATCAGGAATGTTTACACTAAATGTAGAAGCATCTCCTTTTGTAAATGTTAGATTTCTAGTTCCGTTATTGAATGATGCAGTTACTAATGTAGATGCAGTTACAGATGAACTAACAAATCCTAATGCAGTAATCTGTGCTGAACCTGATATAGTTCCTGCGGGTACAGAACCACCACTACCCCAACTACCTGATTGAGTTCCAATCGTAGCTAATTGAGATTGTAGAGATGCCGTAGTTGCATGGATAGATGATAAATCAGAAAGAGTAGATGCACTAAATGAGTTTAAGGCATTGATACTAACTTGCTGACTAGCAGATGATGCATTCAAAGCAGTTATACTAATTGAAGTAGATGCCGTAAATGAGTTCAATGAAGCAGTTGCATCATTTAATTTACCAATTGATAAAGCAGCAGATGAAGTGAATGTATTGTATCCACTATTGATTGATGCTTGTGAAGAGGTAAATGAATTCAGTTGTGATATACTACTATTTACACTTTGAGTATTTGCATTCAATGCATTGATACTGATTTGTGCAGATGCAGTAAAAGTGTTTAATGCAGTAAAAGATACATTAAGAGATGCCGTAAAAGCATCTAATGCATCAATTGATGTCAATACAGATTGAGTAAATGGTTGGTATGTTTCTTCAACTACTACCGAATCAATTACATTTACATTATAATCTCGTAAGATTGCAGGTGTGATGTAGCCTGTGCTATTGTTTGGAAAGCTTTGGTTATTATCAACCTTTAATGCTTGTTTAGATAATTCTGACATATTATTATTATACGTTTATTTCATTTTCAAATCCATCTGAATAACCATCACTAAATCCACCACGTTTGATGTCTGCTTGTGATGATTGGATTACACCAATACCTTGCTCCAAAAGAGCACCATTACAACAACGAACATCGTAAGCATCTCTATCTAAACATAGACATCCTCTTCTACTATTCTTTGGTGATGATAGACCCTGCGTTGGACCAATATATATCCCACTCGCATTCTCTCTATTGACAGAATAACGAAGGTTTCCATTGCGTGAATTACTCCATTTAGCCATTTGTATTGTTTATTGGTAATAACAACAAAAGTGGGGTTTATCTTTACCCCACTTTTTTTAATGACTCCTTATGGAGCATATTCTGTAATAAGTTATAATCTGAATGATATGATAAGAACAACAAGCATTTCTCCAATGGTTGTTTTACTACATCATCTATCTTTAAGAGTTCCCCTCCTGTGAGCGTGATAATTGATTGATAAGAGCCCCACTTTTTTCCAAAATTGATTTGATGTTGGGAGCTAT